CATCGACACCGTTGTCGTAAACAGTTTCCATTGCAGCTTTAGCGACGTGCGCTGTGAAGAATGAATCAGGAATTGGAACAGCCGGCGAGGCAAATGGGTTAGCTAAAGCTGCCAAGTACCTGCTTTGAGCGGCGTGTCCAGTGTTGATAAATTCAATTTCTTTGTTCGAGGGAGATAAAACGGCTCCCCCGGTCCTAGCATTATTCTTATTTTTCATGTTACTCATTTTAACACAAAAGCGACAGCTGTCTAACTGCAGCCATTAGATCTTTTTCAACAAGTTCTTCAAATTCAATTACGACTATGGGCTCGAGTGAAAAGGCTTCACAGTAGCTAAGAAGACTATCTTGTGAGTAACCACCAGGAAGAACTGGTACTTTCTCATAGTCTCCTTGCTTCATCCAATAAGCTAAACCGCCTTGTAATTCCCCTTCTAGTCGTTCGTTCCCCTGACGACTCAGAACACTGTAAAAGGTTCCAATTAGAGGGCAATCTGCGTACAAGGATAGTCCGCATAATCCAACATCCCTTAGGTAGTTGTAATATTTTGCTACGCCTCTGGACGAAATGGCAATCATATCTTTAAATACACTGGTTGGCTTACGTACCATCATCCACCCTCGATCCAATCGAACGGGTTTCATCTGGCAAAATTCAATATGCTCAACACGGTATACGGGCTCTTCGGCAACCATGTTGAATCCATAAGCAACAAAGAACAAATCAAATCCATCAAGAAATCTTGGCAGGTCTGAAAGCTCCATTATTGCAACAGAATCATCCCCATTGTTGACCAACTTGAAATTCAACCCCAGGGTCTCTTTCCAATGCAACAACACAGATGTCATAAGAATCACGTTTCCAACAGAAGTGTTCATATCACCTGACATCCTGCCAGCTGTCTTATACTCGAAGTCGAAAATGTCTCCTTTACCCTTGCAAAAATTCACAAGTTGGCGTCTTAACAACCAATGTAACTCTGAATCACCTTTCCTGGTACT